AATCGATGCAATGGGAAAACAACATTTGTTGTTCTTGAGTCAAGTTTTCGTATTCGTATTCGACTCCGTCTATAGTTATTTGAGTGTTTTTCGTGTTTTTACTCATATAAACTCCTTGGTTGTACTACGGTTAAAAATTACTTAGCGATTGCTGCTGTAAAAGGCGTCAAATCGTTAGAACCATAATATTCTGCACCTTTAGCAATTTGTATTTTTAAATGGTCAATATTGCGTTGTTTGCAGTCTTCCCAATCTTCCGCAGACATCTTCTCAGGCTGTCCCGCATTTAAAAGATTAACTGAATCCATTGAGGAATCGTAGTTGCGTTGTACTTCTTGTTCTGGTGTTAGTTCTAACATTTTATTTACTTTCTAAAAGTGCTACTCGTTTACGCAAAGATTGAATTTCTGCAATTAAGTCAGCCATTACTTCAGAAGTTGATGCTTGCATAGCTTGATAAATTGGTTTTCCTTCTGCATCTACAGCATCTTTTTGTCCGCTTACGCTATTTGCATAAATAGCTTGGAATTGATGCGCTAAAAATCCTCTTTGTGCAGAACCATCTGATTTCATTGTGTAATTGATGGGCTGTAAAGCATCAATACGACTACCTGAATCAGAAATGCTACTTACTACATCTTTTAAGCGATAGTCAGATGTGACATTGTAAAGAACGCCTGTTGTTCCAGCTTGTGAAATAGTGCCAATGATAGAGCCATTATATGCAAAAGATGCGTAATAATAACCACTAGGAGTTCCTGAAATATGACCAACTCCAACTCCAGCATAGTTACCAGTAAGAATTGCAACGCCTGTAGTTGGTGAAGATGTATTAGGGCTTGCAACTCCTATACCAAAATTACCACTAGCATCAAACACACCTCTAGGATTACCATCACCATCAGATAACACAATGTAGTTACTTGCTGTACGGATGTCTAGACCGCCACTATTACCACTAAAGTTACCTAGAATACTGTTGCTTGAGCCTGTCGTTATATAATAACCAGAGGAAAAATTTGTTGCATTATCAGTAGAACCAATAAAAGTATTTTTAGAACCAGTTGTTAAATTCAAACCAGCTTGTGAGCCAACAATACAGTTTCCCTTTCCTGTTGATAAATTTAATCCAGATTCTTCTCCTAAACACACATTTCCTGCAAAAGAACTGCTAACTGCTGATGTGTAGCCAGCTTTCCAACCTAAAAATGTGTTGTATGCACCAGTAGTATTACTATACCCAGCTTGGAAACCTACTGCTGTGTTGTTAGAGCCCGTGGTGTTTAAAAAAAGGGCAATTTGTCCATTTGCTGTGTTGTAAGAACCTGTTGTGTTTGCAGTTAATGTGCCACTTCCTGTCCCTGTATTAAATCCACCAGAAGTATTTGCTGCTAAAGAAGAATCGCCAATAGCAGTATTGTAACTACCAGTATTGGTTGCAGCCATTGCCCCTCTACCAAATACAGTAGCACCACCAACACTGCCACCACCCTTACCAACAGTAAGACCTGAAATAGAAGCGTCTGAGGAAGTCGTTAGGCTAGTCAATGACATACTTGCGCCAGCACCAATTAACTGAATTGGAGTGCTAGAAGCGTTACCTATCCAGACTTTTTTGTCTGTAATATTAACGCCCATTTCGCCTTGAGCGAGAGTTGAAGGCGAATTGCCAGTCGTTACGCTATTTTTTAGTTCGATTGTCGTTGCCATTTGCTATCCTTTAGAAGCTACCACCGTTAATTGTAATGCCTGTAAGGTCGATTGTCCCTCCTAAAGTCAGACTTCCAGAAGATGTGACCGTACCGCTTAAAGTTATTCCATTGACTGTTCCTGTGCCAGAAACACTTGTAACTGTTCCTTGTGGGTTTGACGCAGTTGTAATGTTTGTTACACGCCCATAAGTGTCTACTGTTACTACAGGAATTAATGTACTTGACCCTGTTGTTCCTGCGGTGACTATTCCGCTGGATAAATCCAATACAGGAGTTGTGCCACCTGTGCTGGTTATGCGTCCTGAAGTACCACTAACAGAAGTTACATAAGTGCCAGAAGGCTGTTTATTGTTAAATGTATTCCAGTCTGTGCTGGTTAAATAGCCATTGGTTGTGCTATTGGCGGCTGCCATGCTAATTGCAGGAGTTGTGCCACCGCTTGAAACTACAGGGGCAGTACCAGTAACAGAAGTAACACCTGTGTTTGCAATGCTAATTGAGCCTGACCCATTGGTTACGCTAATACCTGTACTAGCAGTTAATGTTGTGCGAGTAAACCCTGTGCCATTACCAATGTCCAAAGCGCCATTAGCAGGGGTAGAGGTTAATCCTGTGCCACCATAAGCTACTCCAACAGCATTACCTTGCCAAGAAACTGGGCCTGAAATACTGCTTGAAGAATTAAAATTTAAAGTGGCAGTACCCCAAGAAACTGTGCCAGGCACATAAGAATGGACATCCCAAGTGCCGTTTGTTGTGCCATTAGTTAATAAAATTAAATGGGCAGCGCCACCAGCTTGCAAGGCTAATAACGAGGTTGTGCCGTCATGTGCATTTAACTGTACAGAAGAATAGGTAATATTGTTATTAAAGTAATATGTGTCGCCAACCGTTAATGTAGTGGCATCAGGCATATTAAATGTCTGAGAAGTCGTTGTGCCTGTAACTACTTGGTATTGCGCTGAAGCAACAGTTAAATTAATTGGCGTTGCAGAAGACGCTGTAATTGTTGTATTGGGAATAAAATTATTGGCAAATACATTACCATTGGTGTCCTGATATACGCCTTTGGCGGCTGGCATATCGCCCCATACTGCAAGCTGACCACCACCAAAGCTAACTAATGACCCTGCATTGCTAGACGCTAATACTGTCGTTCTAGCTAATGTGCCGCTACCGACTGTGCCAATGCCTACTTCCCAGTTTGTCGTTTGGGTTTCATAAATACCGTAATAGGTAGTATTTCCGCTGCCAATAGCAGACCCAAATGACTGGTAACCTGTTACAGCACCAGCAAGCGTCAGAGTGCCAGTACCGCTAGTAGTACTTGTTTCCTGGACTCTATCTTTAATAATTAAGGCCATTATTTAGCCTTATTGGTTAGCACGAATAATAGTGCCAGAAGAAATAGAAACAACCTGAGTCGTGTCAATAGAGGTGTTATTTAGGTTCATATCGCAACCAGTCAATCCTACTGTGCCATCCATAATAACGGTAGAGTTATCAGACTTAAATATACGAAAGAATTGCGCTGTACCTGTAGCGACTGCTGTGCCGTTAGCAACCGACCCTAGGGTAATAGTACCGTTGCTGTCAGTACCAAAAGACCCAGTAACAGTAAGAGAAACCAATAGGGTTTGACTTGTAATTGCAGTATTGGCGTTAGCAGGTTGCGTGCCTTGGTAAATGCTAATAATAGCGCCTGAACCAGCATAGGTAATTAGACCCTGTTGTTGGGCATCACGAGTGCCATTTGAATACTTGAGGTTTGAAGACATTAAATAACTCCTTGGATTTTACCGTCAGGGCCACGTACTACTTGTTTTGGGCGGTTATGGTTTTCGTTAATTGTATTGATTAATTGACCTAAAGTCTGTGTCATTTCTTGGTTACTCTTAGAAATGGCGCTTGCAATAGGCGCTAATGGGTGTTCCATAGAAGCAGCCATATCTTCTTCATTCATATAAGCTGTTTCACCGTTGTCATCTGCGGCAGAAATGCGTGCTACTTCAATCTTTGCGCCATTGTTAATGTGGGCTAACAACACTTGCGTATTGCGTTCCATATTCATCTTCATTTGCGCCAATCTTGCTTCCATTTCCATTTCAGCTTGGTTACGCTGGGCTTCTAACTGGAATTTAAGCTGGTTTTCTTGCGCTTGGTACTCTTGTTTAGCCTTCTCAAGTTGCATTTCAGCTTGCATTTTCTGCATTTCTAACTGGTTTTGAGTCTGCAATTCTTGTTGCTTGGCTTGCATCTTCATTTGTTCCAGTTGCATTTCTTGTTGGAGTTTTTGCATTTCAGGAGTAGGCGGTTTAGGCTGTCCTTCAGCTTGTTTAGCTTGAGTACGCAATTTGTCAGCAGTTTCGTCAATCAGACCTTCCAAAGACTTTCCAGCTTTAAACGCAGTTGCCGCAAATTTAAGCATTTCCATCAATAATGGCGCTAATTCAGGGCTTTGTGTAGCGGCTGGTACTGCTTGTTGCATAAATCCGCCCATTGCTTGCAAGAATTCCATTCTGTCCTGCTTTTCCTGCATTTCGTCTTGGAAAATCATGGAGTCAGAGGTGACTTCAATACGGAAAGTCTTGCTAACTTCGTCTTTTAGCATCTCCAACGCTTTTGGAATTAATGCTTTGTCCTCATCAGACATTTGCATTGCGCCAGAAATCTTAACAATGGTGTCTTCTGTGAAGTGTTTGCAGATAATCTGCGACTTAATGGCAAGCAGCGAGGTTGCGAAATCAACAACAGCGTGTTGCATAGTTTTGAGGCGACCTGCTGCATTGTTTGACTTAATGATTTGTGCGCCAAGAGTTTCATTGGGGTCGGTTTGACCACGCTGAATGTCGGCAATACCCATCAACTCGTAGATTTGACCCTTTACCTGGTCCATTGCTGAGTAGCAAGACATCAATGCTTGTGCAAATGGGGCAATATCGACTAAATCTAATGCACCTTTGAGTCCTTGTTTCTCGGCAAATGCTGTCCAATTTTTTACTGGAATCAATACATTAGACTCATTACCTTCAGAAAATAGTCGCTGGAGTTCAGAAGCGGAAGAGTCGTATAAACCACGAATTTTTAACGCACCAATAAGTCCGTCAATACGGTCACAAAGGTCGTCTAACTCTCTAGCTTGGTCTTGGTAAATAGTAAAGTCAGGAATAGGCTCAAGACTGTCAGTAGTCAATGTAGCGTATAAAGGTTTAGGGCAAGGAAAGAAGTTTTCCAACTCTAATGGGTCTTCTCTTTCATCAAGAATTTTGCTCATTGACTTAGAAATCCACAGTACTTTGCCTGTTTCTTTGTCCCAAATCTCATAAATCTGCGCTTGGTAGGCTTGGTCATCATTCTTGGTATAAGACTTACCTACTTGTTCAGGCTTGGTGTCTAGTGGAATCTGTTTACCTAATTCCTCGCCAAAGCGTTCTACAAGCGCTGTACGGTTTAAATAGACCTTACGCCATACTGCGGTGACTTCTTCCCATGTACGAGCTACTGTATGCCCAAAATCACGCCAATGGACATAATCTACAGGGCAGCACTCGTATTCAATTTCTTCTTCAACTTCGCCAGGTTCGTTATCTTCTTCCTCTGGCATTTCACCTTCAAGCGGTTTGCCTACATCGCCTTTTCCTTCAACATAGCTAGGGTCATAGGCTTGTTCAGCGTCAATGGTTTCAGTTAATTCAAAGCCATCTTCAGGTTCTTTTTCGGCTTTTGCCATGAAATGCGGTTCATAGCGCACCCATGCTGTGCCTCGACCACCTAAAAGACGGTCAGTAACGCAGTTCACCATAGCTGACTTATAGTCGCCATAGTGTTCAATTTCAAACTCTAATGCCCTTTCAAGCATGAGTGAGGCTACTCGACCAATAGGGTCGTTATCTCTAAACCTACGGCTTACATCTGGGCGAGGAAGTCTTGCAAATATCGCTGGAGTAATCGTTTGGACATTTGACCAAAGAATATTAAAGCGTGCATTTGGGTTGGTTTTGTTGCGACTATCGTCTTTGTACTTCTTTAAAATCTTATCAACACGAGCTTCCCAGAGCTTATAACTACGCTCATAGGACATAATGCGGTTGTACCAATCTTCGTAGCTATGCGCTACCTCGCCTCTTAATTCAGACATAGAAAGCCTTATGAGAAGTTGCCTACAGCAATTACGCTAGAACCTGCGCCAGTTGTTACTTTCCAAGGGCCATTTAATGATTGAGCCTCAACAGTAATAGAATATACGCCTAAAGGTGCTACAGGCGGTACTAACAAATAAGAAGTAGAGCCGTCAATAATAGTGACTGAGCTTGTGGCAGAAGTAGTTACGGTAGCAATAACACGCACTAATGTGTCGCCTACTGCGCCTGAACCGCCTAAAACTTGAGCAGTTGTGGAAGGGGCTACATATTCGTATGTTGTGCCAAATGGTTGTTGTATGCCTGACATTTAAATTCTCCTGTTGTTTGTGGTATTTTTAATATCCCACATATCGTTTAAAGTTACATCTGTTTCGCCCACAAACAAGCCTTTAATAGGCTCATCCTTGGTCATTATCTTTTCTTCCACTCGCCAAGCAACCGCTGCCATTCTGAAAGCATCTGCAGCATGACTTGTCCAGTCGTGACGAGGTTTATCTCTAAACACTTTCCTATCTTCGTCATACTCTCTTTGATACTGTCGTAATGACTCGATACCATCCTGACACCTTTCTGCGTCAAACCAAGACTTCATCAGCGCCATACGAGTTGCTTGAATTCCGTCTTGAAGTCCTAAATTTGGGACAATTTTCATTGATTCTAACGGAATTTTAACAGAAAGTTGTTCAATTATTGACTTTCCACCACTTGCTAGAGTTTTTGCCCTTGCGTCATGGGGCAGATAATGTATGCCATATTCATAGCCAAACTCTGCTTGTTTAGCTTGAATTAGTCCTGTATAAAAAGGGACTGGCTGACCATTGCTTCCATGGTAGTCAAGGAAACGAATTTCTCCCCTGACAACTTGCCACCACCAAATGCTTGTATCGTCTGAATAACCCAAGTCCCAGCTTGTATTAACTTTATACATTGGGTCGTAATCAACCTTGGTAACTCTGCCACCATCGGTAAGCTGGCGCATCTCTTTGCCATAATAAGCACCCAAAATAGCTGACTCAAAGTCACACTCAAACTCTTGTAAGTATTGGTCTTGCGTCATGGACTTGGCGGCATCTTCCAATTCTTCTGGCGGCAATAAGCCGGTCTGACTAGCTCTTAAGGTCTTGGCATACCAATCGGAAGATTTGGTGGCGTTATTGTATATGTCCCAAAAGGCATTATGACCTTTGGGCGTTCCAATGAAAACTGCCCAACCGAGTCTGTCTGCCAACAAAGGCCGAATAATCTCGCCCCAAATACGAGGGCGCATATCTGCATACTCATCTAGGACAATCCCATCAAGGTATAGACCACGTAAAGAGTCAGCATTATCAGCACCAAACAACCTAATCCTTGCGCCATTTATTAGTTCCACCCATAGTTCAGATTGATTAGCTTTAGCCATTACAGGCTTACTAAATCTTAATAGGTAGTCCCAGGCGATATTCTTGGCTTGGCTGTAATATGGTGCAACATAAGCGTAGCGACCATCTTCTTTGCCCTCAATTAGTGCCTTGTAGATTAATTCATTAATGCAGCTAACAGTCTTACCGCAGCGTCTATGTGCGACTATGACTGCCCAACGCTGTTCTCTATTGTGGAAGTCCTCAAATACATCCCTAGGCTTATAGTCTAGTTCAATCTCTATTTCTTCCAAGACACCACCATGCGTTGTGGGGCTTTCTCGTCGCCTACAACTTCAGTCCTAGCTAGTTTAGGTACATGGTATTCCATGACAGTCTGTAACATACCAAAGGCTTTTTCAGGATTAGGTGCGACTATGTATTTACCTTCATCGTTTTGTATGCCGTCAGCAACGCTTTGGAGCCATTCTTGCATTTTGTGGGTGTTACCATCAACAAACTTGGCAATCGCTTCACGAGCCATCGTAGTGCTTTTATTAGGCACTCCTGGCTTTCTACCCACATTTAAATTAGGGTGTTCGGTATTTTTCGCTACTTTTTTATCCATATAATCTCAAGTAATTGATTTATAAGGGTTTAATTCTACTACAGTTTTTTAAGCAATGTCAGCGTCATGTAGCTTATTCATAGCTTTAGCTAACTTCTCTTTACGCTTTAGTCTATCGTTAATCTTCTTATTCAGAATGTCTTTATCGCTACCAATATTCTCTTCTTGCTTACGTTTATCTTTTTTGCCGACTACGGATGGTAGGTTAAACATTACATCTCAGCTTTCTCAGTCTTTTTAGACTCTTTCTTGGTTTCGCCTTTTTCTTCTGTGCCAGCCATGTGCTTAGCATAAGCAGCTTCTAGCTTAGACTTTACTTTACCTCTAGCATGGGTGCGCTGTTCGGACAATGCAATCGCCAGGGCTTGCTTCTTAGGCTTTCCTGCGGCAACTTCTGTTTTGTAGTTTTTGCCGACTGATTGAGCCGAGCCTGATTTGTCCATTGGCATGATGCTTCCTTACTTGAGGTATTTGAGTTTGTAAATGGTTGAATCTATTAACTGTTGTATTTCTGCAACAATATTAACCAATTCTTGTTCTTTGGGCAAATCATTATTAGCTTCTTTTACAAAATTCTTTAATGATTCAAGGTATTGCAATGGTTCTTTGGGCTGGTGATATACGCTAGGAAATACTTTAATCTGTTCGTAACAACCCATATAGGCTTCTACATAGTCATCTATGAGTTCAATGATTTCATCGTAAAAGTTGCCCAATGCTTTATGCTTTGAGTAAGAATCTGTTGACCAATGAAAGAAATGAGTATTAGTGCTGCTATGCAATAAAGTAGCGGCAAACATAGCAACATTTTTGGTTTCATTCATAAAGACTCCGTTTCGTACAATTTTAATACATTAATTGCTTCTTCGCATGAATTTACCCTATGTAATGGGCCACCTTGCCAGCCAGCAAATAGCTTAATTTGTAAAGGGGTTAGCTTCTTGGTTTCC